TCATCTACCCGGATCAGCATTCCGGGCTTGAGGAGGGTTTCGTTCCAATACAGTTCCATTACGTATAGTATACAAAAAAAGCCCCTGCAAATCTGCAGGGGCTGGATGGGCGACACGGGATTCGAACCTGTGACCTCATGCGTGTCGAAAATGGGGAGGGCTCAAATCTCCATTTTTACCCTCTAATATCTCTATTATTCTATGCTCGGCATGGTAAAAAAGGGCATTTCTGGATGCAAAGATACACACGTTCGTACACACGCCCCAGGGCGGGAAATAGGTATATACAAATACTCGAAAATAATCTTCTTTTTTTACATCTTTCCTTGACAGAATGTAACATACGTGTTACAATTAAGTATAGTTAAGGAGGATGCTATGACCAAGAATAAGATTTTTAAGTTTAACAATGAGCGATATGCTGAGAACTTCGCATATGGAGCTGTAAAGCCCATGCGGATCATCTTGGGTGACGACGGTAAGTATTGGGTAGTAACGCCCGCCGACGCTGAGAGGTTGTATCGTGCAGGATACAGTTACAGATAAACCCTACACGGACCGCCGGGAGCCCATCCCGGCAAAGGGGGACGATATGACCAAGTTAAGAATTAATGAAAAAGACCTTCGGGCAAGTGAATGGAAATGGGATTCTAAAGCAGGCAGTTACTATTCGGTGGTAGAAGCGCTGATTGATGGCCGCTGGGAAGGGTTTGTATCACTACGGAACCCCGAAGAGCTGCACAGAAAAAGAAGGTCGGTAAAAGAATGGTAAACACCTACACGGCCCGCGAGATCGCAAGTCTTACGGGCCTTTCTTTCAACAATGTGCGGGTCAGGATTCACCGCCTGAAGCTTGAGCCCGTTGAGGTCAAGTATGGAAGGCGCTTCTACTCTGAACAGGATATTGAAAGAATCAGGAAAAACCAGTAGCCCCGCATTATGCGGGGCTTATTTATAGCAGCAGCACGCCGGCCAGGATCCCCGCCCCCAGGGCTCCGAGCGCGTCTCTAATGCGGAGCCACCTCTGCCGCTTCAAGGAGCTCTCTAAACCTTCGATTTGTTTCTGCAAGCTCTCGAGCGATGTCCTGAGCGTCGCTATTGTCTGCTGCAGCTCCTGCGATTTGCTCTCGGAGCTCTCGGCTCGTCTCAAGGCTGCGTTCAAGTCGCGCTCTAAGTTGGCCGATTTCTCCAGTAAGCTCGTCAGCCTCTCGTCCTGCGAGCTCAGCGATCGATGCAGCTTCGCGGTATGCGCTTCGTAGTTCAACAATATCGACTCGAGCTCCGCTATCAGGCGCGCCTCTCCGTAGTCCTGCGAGATAGCCGCCGGCGGTGAACAGAAGCAGAATAAGCAGACCAACGCCAGCGCTGCGAATACTCTCCATTTCATCACTACTCCTTTTTCTCGACGCTTTTCTGCGTAACGTTGACCGCTCCGTATATCGAGAGCACTCCCGCCACGCCTCCGAGTCCCTGCATGATAATTCCCGCCGCCCCCTCTTTACCGATGAAATATCCCACGATGCCGGCTGCTATCACACAGGTCGCGAGGACCATCGACCAACGCGCGAGCGTCCATTTCCGGTTCATCCCCGCAGCTCCATCAGGATCGGATCCACGCCCCACGCCTCGGTCCCGCGCTGGCTCAGCTGTCGAGCCACCTCCCAGTCTATCGCACGGATCCGCGATTCGGAACCTTTACGGGTGCGGAACCATCCCTCGATCGACTCCTGCCTCGATATCGTCACGGTGTCGCCGGCGTTGACCACGACCCCCGGGCCGACCAGGGCGGTGACGTGAATCGCCGTGCCGGCCGGTACTACGCGGTCGCCGTGCTTGCTCTCGCGCGTCGTGAGGTAGAAGACCGCCTGCGCCTTGCTTTCGTCGTAGCTGTCGGACGGTACGGTGAAAACTCGATCAAGAAGCCCCTGCGCCGTGGTGCGGATATCGAATCCCATCATCCACAGCGCGAAGGCGATCGTCCCCGAGCAGTCGGTTCCGAGCGGTCCCTCCTGGCCCCAGCGGTACGGCGCGCCGATCAGGTTGGTGACCCAGTACCGGTATTGCTCTGCGAGCGTGAGCTGCTCGATCTTCTCCTGCATCACCGCCGCGTAAGCGGCCCAGTTGACGCTCATCCTCCGCAGCCTCCTCCCTGGGACACCAGAATTATCAGCGTGATAATCGCCCCGAGCAGAGCCGGAAAGCAGATACCGAAGATCCACATCAGGACGGTGAGCTGTTTATTGACTCCGTGGATCTTCTCGTCTATATACTCGCGTATGCTTTTCATGGCCGAGTTGAAGGTTTTCTCGCTGATCTTTTCCTTGATCTCCTCGTCATGGCGCTTCAATGTGTCCCCCCAGCCGTTCGTGAGCTTCCCGGTGAACCTCCCGATACTCTCGGCATTATGCTTGATATTCAGCGCGTTCTCTTTTACCGCGACCGTGACCGTTTCGATCTGCCGCGATGTCGCTTTCTCGAACTGCTCCATCATGCCGAAGATCGCGGTCATATAATTCTCCGGCACCTTCTCCGCCTGCTGCTGCTTTGCCATACTATCCCCCTTCCGCTCGACGCAGATCATCCCGTCGCGCAGGTCGTTGCTTAGGATCGTTTCCAGTCGCCGCTCCATTCACGCTACACTCCCGTATAGATAATCTTCGCCATGTAGCCGGTTCTGCCTCTGCTCTCGTTGGATGTGCGGGGAGTGCCGTTGGTGCCGTCTGTAATAGCCTCACGGGTAAAGCTGCGGTTGCTCAAGTCGTTAGATGCAAGGTTTGCATCCAAGTTTGACTGATCTATAGCATTGCTTCCACCACCAGCACCCGTTCCTGTTTGGTTCCATGTATATGTCTGATGCCAGTGCCCCTGCATCGCATCATCGAGCGAAATCCCGAACTGCGTGGCGTACATGGTACCAGACCCGTCATCTGCAAGGGTCTGCTGATTGCTCCCGCTGTCGGCTATCGCGTCCGCCTCGGTGGTGTAGATTTTCCACTGAGAATTTCCAGAGTCCCAACACAGATAATAGGTTGTCCATGCACTTAGCCCTGACGGAAGGTCGGCACCGTAAAACCGCATTGGTGAGCCGTCGCGAAGATGTGAGTCGGTAAGAGTAGTTCCCCGCTGGTCCTCTATCTCTATCTCGTTATTCGCGTTATCAGCACTTGATATTGTCCCATGCACACCGCCCCTGACATAGCAGTCGTCGAGGGTCGGCAGGTGAAATGTCCCGGCGCCCGCGGCGTTCGAGGCGGCGGTCGAGTTCGGAGCGAACCAGTCGATCGATCCGAGAGCGGACCAGAGATCCGCGTAGGTCGTGCGGCTGATCGTCGTCGCCTCCAGCGGGACCCACAGCCAGCCGGAGGGGACGGAGATGCCGACATAGTCCATCGTCATCCCTGCGGTGAATCCCCCGAGCAGGCTCCGCGTTGCACTCTTCGGCAAGCCGCTCTGCAGGATCACGAACTTATCGCTGCTGCCGATACTCGTCGCCGCCGCCAGTACGCTTGATACCCAGTCACTGAATTTCATTATGCCACCTCCGGATCCGTGTATAGTGTCGCCCCATCCTCATCGGTAAGGATCTCAAGGCTTTCGCCGGCGAGCGGCTCGTACCCGCTCTCGAGCGTGCCGATGTACCGCAGCCGCCAGCCGATCATCATGTCATCGAGACGCAGCTCAAGCGACTCGATCAGCGCCTTCACAGTCCCGTACCACTCGCGACCCCAGTGGTTGACCTCGAGAAAGAGCGTGTCGAAGAAAAGCCACTCGACGTAATCGTCCATCGGCACCGAGGCCCCGAAGTATGTCGGCACGGAGCTGAAGAACTCGATCGCCCACTCCGCCCACGTTTCAACGTCGGTGCGGCTCTTGATCGCGACCCGGAACTTCCCAGTCTCCCTGCGCTCATACTCGCGGTAGATATCGGTCTCCTGCTCGTCGTAGAGATACACGTACGGCTCATCGTCCGCGTGGTCGCTGTCGTGCTCGATCTCCAGCGAGGTGACCACGCCCTCGTCGTCGTACTCGGCGGCGAGCTCGCCGTCGATACTGTGGCTCCGCACGATACCGTCACTGACCGACTTCGTCTCATCGGCGCGCACGATCGAGATCAGTCCCGCGCGCGTTGCGAACATCGTGACGCGGGCCGAAAGGGCGAGCAGATCGAGCACGTCCCTGAGCTCCTCGCCGTCGATCACCAGAGCTCCGTCGGGAGCGCCGGCCTCCAGCGCAGCCCAGGCGGTGGTGTCGAAGTTGTCCGAGATATACTCGATCCCTCTGTAGTAGCGCATGAGCTCGCGGGCGATCGTGAGGACGTTCGCGATCATATCCCCGTCGCCGTCGACCACTCCCTTGACGTCGGCGGTGATGTCGTCGTCGTACCCGTCGGCGTCCTCGCTCGAGAGCGTGAATGTCGCCGCGGCCAGGTCCTCGGTGGCGGTCGATACAGCCACCCCTTCCTTGTAGACTGCCTCGATCTCTTTGATCCCGCTGTAGTCGAGCACGTCGCAGATCTTCCAGGTATACTCGTCAACCGGGACGCACTTGATCCCCTCGACCTGGCCGAAGGCGAGGCGGATCCGTTTATCGACGTACTTGTCCGGCAGGTTCGGCCAATCGCTTGTGGAGTAGGTCGCCGTGCCGATCTTATCACTCCAGTACTTCTTCCTCTCCTGCAGGCGGATCTCCGCGCTCTCGGCACTCGCTGCCGGGACCGCCGCGATCCGGCTCGCGAGGAGCTGATGGAAGGAGCTCATCGCCTCGGTCTTATTTCCGACGTACAGCCGCGCCGGCCGGTTGAACAGCCCCCAGGTCGCTATGTCGTCGAGCTCGCCCTCGAGGTTCAGAATCTGGACGCTGTTCTCGGCGTACCAGGAGCTCGACTCAAGCACGCCCTTGACCCCGCGCCGTACGCTAAGCCCTGCGGTAACGAGCGCCGGCGGATAGTAAATCGTGCCGTTGTGATAGCCGTTGTTACTGTACCCCTTCGTGTACCCGAGCTTGATCCGGTCCACGCTCCACCAGGGCCGAAAATCATCGAGGTGCAGATGAATCTCCTGGTTCGACACGTTCCCCTCGAAATAGAAGCTCTCGTTCTGCGTCCGTAGGTTCGCCTTGCTCGTGGTGAGCCGCAGCTCCCGCCAGGTCCCGTCCTGCAGTACCGCTACGCTTTTGAGCTCGATCCGCGTCGAGGGGAAGTTATAGGTATCGGCGAAGGCGCCGAAGGAAACGACGAACTGATAGGGCATAGTGAGTACGGCCGAGCAGATACCCGGTTCGGAGAAGTAAAAGAGATCGCGGATAATTCCTCTGTCGAACTCAAATATTACCGTGTCCATATCAGTACTCGATGATTATTTCCCCATCGCCCCCATTGCCACCTGTATACGAACCGTTGTTTCCGCCAGCTCCCCCACTCCCTATGGAATAGGCAAGTAGAGATCCTGGAGAGACGGCCATGATTTCTATTTTTATCTTGCCGCCACCGCCATCTGTTCCTGAATATCTTACGTCACCAAGTCTCTCGACTGCTCCCATACCTCCGTTCCCCGCTACTAGCCCGTCATGGCTCGCATGTCCGGAGAGTCCATTGCCGTCTTGATATGCCTCATGGCCTCCGTTTCCCCCAGAGGCAGTCACTCCGTTGAAAACTGTGTCTCCTCCGTCATCACCATCATCTATAGTCGGTGCACCACCTCCCCCTCCGGCCCCGACAATCGTCGCCTTGATCTGTGTCACACCCACCGGGACGGTCCAGTTCCCGCTCCCGCTGGTGATCGTCTCGATCCCGTGTACGGTGCTGTCCTTTTTCTGCGGGAGGAAGCGCTTCAGGGTGTAGTTTCCGCTCGCGTCCTTGTAGCTGGTGAGCATGCACTTCTTCGTCGTCCCGCTCTCGTACCAGCCGTTCTTCGCATCGCTCCAGGTCGGCGCGGTCGTCGACCAGGTCGGGACGATATTGTCGCTGGTGATCACGGCGTACAGATACGCCTGCGTCGAGTTCGCGATCCCGCTCCATCCGGTGTTCGATTTCTCGGCCGATGCGGAGTAGAGCACGCCGTTGACTTCTACGATCCCGCCGGCCTGCAGCTTCGGCTCGCTGGTGCCGGTCATATTCGAGAATGAAATTTCGCTCTTGCCGGTCAGGATCTGCGTGATCCAGTTGATCGTGTTCGCAACGTCGGTGGCGTTCCAGGTACTCCCGTCAGGTATGCTGATTTTATCGCTCATCTCTCCCCCTTACTTGCTCTCTATATACTCAAGGTCCGCTTCCCAGAGCCAGTCGCCGGTGCTGATCTTTCGCCAGTTCACCTTCCCCTCGGCGTGCAGCACGTACAACGGCTCGAGCTTCGTGAAGTCGCTCTCCCACACTGCGACCCACAACGGCGTATGGATCCCGACCGTCTCGAGCACCGTGTCGTAGCTCGCCTTCTCGGTCGCCAGGACGAACGGGAGGTTGAAGGCGACGCTGCGCCGGCGGCCGCGCTCGACGCTGAACGGCTGACCTGCCGGCGAGAAGCGACGACTCGAGAGATCCTCGTGTGTGATCTGCAGGCCGCCAGCGAATCGGGGCATCTGTAGATACCCGCCGAGGTACAGCCGATTGATCTCCACGTACCCGTCCGGATTTGCCGCGTCGGTGATCTCCAGGCGCCAGTAGCGGTATGTCTCCTCGGTGAAGTAGTGCATCAGGTTCCGGTCGGCCGCTGTCACCGTCTCCTCCACGTCCGGGGCCCCCCAGCTCGATGTGTCGCTGTGGCCCTTGAGCGTGATCGTCGCGGCGGCGGTGAGATTGCTGATTATCCCGATCGACTTCGCCGCCTGCGCCGACCCCAGGTCTATGTCGATATAGCTCGCCGCGAGCGAGTTGAAGCGGAATGGATTCGCCAGGTGGATATGCTGCAGCGCGGTGAGCGGATAACTCGGATTCTCGTTATCGCTCGTGAGCGTCGCGCTGTCGATCAGATTTACGTAGTGTGCTCTCATCGCCTCACCCTCACTCCGTGCGGATGGATCACGATATCGCCGTTGACGCTCGCGTTATACATCCCGTCGTACCAGAGCCGCCGGTCGAGATAGATCCTCAAGGGGCGCATGCTCCCGCCGCCTCCGCCGTGAAGCGGATCCACGCGCTCGGGACCACGCTCGCCGAAGGAGTACGACTCACCGGAGGTGAGGCCGACGCCGACTACCGGCTCGGCGATCACGCCGCCCTCTGCGAAGGCGTGCTCTGCCCAGGAGCGGACGAAGCCGGCGGCGGCGAACGCCGCCGCGGCCCCTGCGGTCGCCAGTGCCGCCTTGCCCCACTGCAGGGCCAGGGCGTACGCAAGCGCCATCTTGAGCAGGTACTCTCCGATCGCGTCGAGGAGGTTCGCGAACACGAGCGTGACCGACTTCCCGAAGGCGTTCATGATATCCTTCCCGCTCTCGGCCGCCTCGCCGATAGACTGGAAGGTCTCCTCGAATCCGGTCTTGAGCACTCCGACCACGGTATCGGCGAGATCCTCGGTCGCCTTGTCGAGATCCCGCGTCAGCGTTCCCGCCTCCTTCAGGTCATCCTTCATTTCCTGGTAGGTCGCGTTTCCCGTCTCTCGCAGCGTATCGAGAGAGGCGGTAAAGTCCAGTGTCTTCTCGCTCCCCTGTTCGAGCGCCGCTATCTCCTCATCGAGGAGCCGGAGCGCCTCGGCCTGAACGTCGAGCTGGTAGGTCTGACTTTTTAGGAACTGCAGTCCTGCCCATTCTGCGCGGGTCTCTTTCAGCCGCTCGAGCTCCGTTTTCTGGCTCTCGAGGTAGTCCTCCATCCCGGCGAAAGTCTCGTTGAACCGCTCCTCGGCGAGCTGTTTCTGCCGCTCCATCTCGGCGGTAGTCGCGGAGGCCTGTTTCTGCGTCTCCTCGGCTGCGTCCTGGATCCCCTTCCAGTGCTCCTCCATCGCCTCCGAGCGCTTCGCCAGTGCATCCATCGGTCGGTACGCGTCCTCGATCGCCTGCGAGCGCGCCTCGATCGCGCGCGTGGACTTCTGCAGGTTCCGCAGCTCCTCGTAGCTCCCGATCCCGGTCACGCTGCGCTTCGCGCGGTCGGCCGCAGTAGCGGTAGCGCCAAGGGCAACGCCGAGGCCAACGACCAGGGCGATCAGACCGAGGGGTCCGAGCATCGCGGTATTCGCCACGCCGAGAGCGGTCCCGAGCCGCGTCACTGTGGTGACGGCCGTGCCGATCACGCTGAGCGCCGGCCCGACTGCGGCGGCGGTGCCGGCGAAGATGAGCAGGAGCTTCTGCTGGCTGTCCGACAGCGAGTCTATCCAGTCCACAACGCGGCTCACCGTATCGACCGCCTTGTCGAAGATCGGCAGGAGCTTCTCGCCGATGCGAGCGGCGACGTTCTCCACACGGCTCTTGAGCACGCGGAAGCTGTTTGCACTCTGATCGGCGGTGTTGGCGAAGTCGCCTGCGACCTTGCTCGTCTGCTCCATCAGCAGCCCGAGCCGTGCGGTGATCTTCTGCTGGTTCGTCATCTCCGCGCCGGCGGCCGCGATCCCCTTCTCCACGGCGTACGCCTGGACGGCTGCCATCGAGAGCCCGACGCCGAAGCGCTCGAGCGGATCGATCTCCCCGCGGATCCCCGCCTGAATCGCCCCGAGAGCGTCGCTCACGTCGGTATTGAATACCGAGGCCATGTCGGCCGCGCGCTGTGTGAGTGTGATCGACCAGTCGGCCGCGTCCTCTGCGCTCATCGCTACGTTCTGCAGCATCGAGCCGATGGTGGTCGCGGCCTGGTTGAAGTCGCTCTGCGCGAGCCCGGCGCTATCGGCGGCCGTCTTGCCCCAGGCGGCGATCTTATCGGCCGAGTCACCGAACACTACATTGACCGCGTTCATCGACTCGGCCAGGTCGCTCGAGGCCTTGCCGGCGGCCACTCCAACAGCGGCGAGCGGGAGCGTTACGCCGAGAGTGAGGGTTTTGCCGACCTTCTGGAACGACTGGCCGAGCTTCAGCACACGCGCGTGCGCCGAGTCCATCGCCTTGTCGTACTTCGTCGGATCTACTGTAAGCGTTAGGACTGCTTGTCCGAGCGACTCTGCCATTCTACGCTAATCCCCTTCGCACGCATGAGCGCGTCTACCTGATCGCGGCTGAGCTCCATCCTCTGCACCGGCTCGCCGCGCCGCATCCGTCTCTCCCATTCGGCGACCGTCTTGCGAACCGCCTCTTTCTTGCCGTTTCCACATCCGACCCATACCGCCGTCGCCGTCTCGAGGGCCTCCTGCGCGCGCAGCCGCGGCATCTCCCGCACCATCATGTCGCACAGCCCGGACGGGAGCTCGAGCCACTCTCGAGGCGAGCCGCCGTAGAAGCGCTGCAGGTCGGCGACTACTCGGTAGGGTTTTCCTCCGCCGACTCTCCCTCGGCGTCCTCGCGCTGGGCCTTCATCTGCTTCCCCCAGAAATCGAGGATCCGGCTCTTCTGCCACGTCTCGAGCTTCGCGAAATCTTCATCCGAAATTTCGACGAAGAGTGTTTTTATCGCCCTGTCGAGGTCGGCGAGAAACTTCTCCGCCACCTCCTCGGCGAGCTCTTCCGACTCCGAGAGAGTCTTAAACTTCTTGTGTACGCTCTTTATCAGAGCGGCGTCCTTGAGGCTCATATCGTCCTGAGCCAGGAGCTCGAACTCCTTTTCGCCGAGCCTTACCTTCGGCCGTTCGACCGGTGCATTCAGATCAAGTGTATCCATCTTCTCTCCTTACTCGGCCGCCGCGGCGTCCTGCATGTACAGCTTCGCGAGCCGATCCTCCTCGGCCGCCTGACTCGGGTCCTCGATCGCGCCAAAAAGGAAGTGGACCATCGCCTTGTCGTTCTTGGTGTACACGATCTCGATATCTCCCTTGACGTACGCCTGCGCGACATAGTACTGGCTGGAGAAGCTCGAGCCGTAGGGGCTCGCCCCCCGCAGCAGCAGCGCCTTGACCTCCACGTCGGTACCACGGCGGATCGGAATCGACCGGACGCCGGCGGTGCCGCTTCCGGCCGCCGTATCGGTGACCGTCTGGTCGTTCATCGCCTTCGCGTACTCCTCGAGGCTCATGTCGACGATGTTGAACTCAACCTCCAGATCCTCCTCGCTCCTCGTTACCTTCTGAGGAGCGGTGCCACCCTCGGTGCGGACCTCGTTCAGGGTCTGCGTGTGACGGACCGTTACGCCGCCCTCGGCCATGTGCGAGAGCCCATTCGTCCCGATCTTATCCCAGTTACCGGACGGAGTGTCGGCCAGATCGGGAACGCTTTCACCGACCGGAGCCCACCAGGCCTCGAACGGTGCCATAATAATTTTTTCATCCATGATATTTCCTCCTCATCACGAGAGCCCATCTGTCCCGGCTTGCACGACCGCAGAGCGGACGAATCCGGGCCAGCCGGTGGCGGGCTCCTTCCACGGGAGCCGACCACCGGAAATGGTCGCCGAGTGCAGAAGCGTATCGTTCGCCTCCTCTCGGCTCAGATTATGCAGCGCCTCCCAGAGGGCGCGATCTACCTCCGCCGCCTCGTAGGCCGTGGCGCCGTAGCTGAAGAAGTCGAAACGCGGAGAGGCGAGCGGCACGAAGTCGGCAGCCTCTCGCCCGCCGGCATCGCGGATCAGCAGGCACTTGCGCGGCATCTCCGCGGTCTCGGCCGCGGGGATTTCGGATCCGTATATGCGCCCGCTGGTCTGGAAGGCCACATCGGTGTCCTCCTTCAGGTAGCGGATCACGGCAGCCAGAATGTCGATCATAGCGGACTCCCGAATGCGCTGCGGATCTTCCGGGGCAGCTCCGGATAGTGCTCGTCTGCAGAGGGGCGCAGGTACGGCTTCCCGCCGGAAAGCAGTCGGGTCCCGCCTTCGGGAAGCTCCTCCCCGGGCAGGTACTCCTGCCAGATCGCGTAGTCGATACCGTAGGAGCCCCAGTCGAGAGAGATCTGCCCACCCTCCCGGCGCACGCCTCTACCGTCCATGCGGATCGAGCCCTGCAGGCTCGTTGTATCCTTGTGGACCAGGGCCTTCGAGGTAGCGATGCAGTCGCTCGCTGTTTCCTTCATGCCCTGCTCGATCGCCCGATCGAGCTTCGCCCGCAGCTGCTTCCCCTTCCAGTTGACGCTCACTTCACTTCCTCCGCTATCACCGACAGGTGATCACCTCTCCGCTCTACCGCGTCGAGGACGAGCTGTCCGTAGAGCTTTCTCTCGCGCCGATCGACGACACGGGCAATCCGGTCTCCCTCGGCCAGATCAGCGTCCGCCGGCAGGATCCCGCGCAGCGCGTGGATCCGCAAGCTCGCGTTCTCGTTCTCCCGCGTGCGGGACCCGCCTCCGCTCTCGTACCAGAAGCGGCAGGGAACGGAGAGCCCGACGGTCTGCCACTGGGTGACGGGCGCCCCGTACGGATCGGTCCCGCTCTCGAGCTTTCGCTCGATATCGCACCGCTGCGTCATCTGGCCGCGCGCGCTCATCTCTACACGATCCTCCTCGTGCTGAGCCTCGAGAGGACCTCCGTGCGGGCCTTTCGCAGCTCCTTCTTCGTGGTCTTCACATCCCCGACCACGTCGGCAACATTGCCGGTATACTCGAGCTCGAGCTTGCACAGGTCCACGAGCACGAGCTTGCGTTCGTCGTTGCGGTCCGCTGGCGTGTAGGTCACCTTCACGAGCTCGCCCCAGTAGCTCGTCGGATTCGTCCCGGTCGAGAGGCGGTTCAGCCTCCGCCAGTTCGCCACGAGCTCGTAGTCGTCGGCGCTGAGCGTGGTGTCGGTATCGCCCCACCTCTCCACGACCTCCGTAATCTCGCTCGGCGCGCGGGAGAGGAAGAGACAGTCGCTGCGACCCGGCTCGACGTAGTCGACCTGCGTCGTGTGCGCGCCGAACTTCCGGACGATCTCCTTCTCGTTCGCGTCGATCACCCGCTGCAGCGCCTCCTCGGCCAGATCCGTCTCTACGTGCTCGCGCAGCTCGTCGGTTGTGATCAGTGACATACGCTATCCCCCGAGCCGCACTACCGCACAGGTCAGATCCGTGCCGGCGGAGGCGGTGAATTTCAGATCGCCGGAGGAGTCGTTGAACGTCCCCGGACGGAACGGACCGACCATCTTGTCGCCGGTGGTGGCCGGCACGGTGACAGGAAGATCCGCGACCGCGAGGCCGCTGACCGTCTTCGGCGTCTGGATCGTGACCGTCTCGTCTCCCGCACCGGTGTGCTTGAAATGCAGCATGATCCGGCCGTCGTTGCGGACCAGGTACGTATCGACGCCGCCGATCTCGTTATATGTCGCGGCGAGCCCCGTAAGGCTGACATCCTCAACAGAAAGTCTTGACTCTGCCATCGTTTACTCCTTCTTCTTTCCGCCGGCGCCCTTGTTCGCCGGTGTATTCGCCTGCTTGTTCGCCGCTTTCTGCGCGGCTTTCTCCTCCTCGGCCTTCTTCCGAGCCGCCTCGGTCTCCCGGATGATCGGGATGTATCTGCCGAGCGCGGGCTCCTTTTTGAGCTCGGCCGGTGAGACAGGCGCCCCCTCGGGCAGGGCCACGAATGCGGCTTTCGCCGGATCGTCTGTCAGGCCGCCCGTGGCGGTTCGATAGACCTTTCGGTCAACTCTCATACTCATACGCTTCTCTCCCTTACTCGATATCCGCATCGCGGTAGTGCAGGCCGTGCGTGAAGGTGTCGCTCCAAGTGATACCGGTCCCGCTGATCCCGTCCATGTCGCAGTCCTTGAGGTACGCATCGGTGAGGTTCGCCTGCTGCAGGTTCGCGCTTCGGAAGTTCGCCCCCTGGCAGTTCGCCCCCGTGAGATTGCAGTACCGCATCGAGGCGCTCTGGAACCGAGCTCCCTTCGCCACAGCGTTCGTCAGGTTGCACTTGCTGATCGTCGCGCTCTCGAGATCGATCTCCGAGAGGTACGCTCCGGTGAGATCGCAGCCGTGGAGCTCGGCCTGTCGGAGATCGGCCCCTTTCAGGTACGCGCTCGTGAGGTCTGCCCCGGAGAAAACCGCCTTCACCCCCTGCGCCTCTCCGCGCAGCCAAGCGGCGTGTTTGCCGAGGATCGCCTGCATCTGCTCGTGTGTATACTCGCTCATATTCACTCCTCCTCAGAGCGGGGCGGCGGTGAGGCCGCCCCGATTGATTGCACTCTCGCCTCTGCTACTTGCCGAGGTAAGCGAACACGAGGTTGTCGATCGAGCCGGCGTTTGTCCCGTTCGAGTCCTGGACGTAGAACGGCTCGCCGGAGTACGGATGTACGGCAGCGATTCCGCCCTTGCCGAACTCGCTCTGCGCGCTCGCGCCGATCGCGAACTGGAAGTTCGCCCCGTCGGCGGCAACTCCGAGGACCAGCACCTTCGCACCCGCGGCGATTCCGCCGGTTCCGATGTTGTTCGTCAGCGTGATGGTTTTGGTGTCGAGGCTGTCCACAGTGTTGAACTCCCAGGTGCCGCCAGCAAGCTGGTAGGCGACGATATCACCTGATGCGGCGGCGTTGCCGGCCGGGTCCTTCGGTGCGTCGGTACACACCACGTCCTTCTGCTCTGCATCGGCTGCAGCCGCTGCGGTGTTCCGGCTCCCGGTCCCCTCGGCGTACATCAGGTACAGCGTGTGAGCGGTTGCCGCGGCGGTCACGAGGGCCTCTATCAGCGCCAGGCGCTCGCCGTCGCGTCCGGGGACCTCTTCGTCGATCGTGGTCCCGGCGGTCTCGGTGTGATAACCGAACGTTTTGAATGCATGTACATAGGCAGGTACACTACTCATGTTTCTCTCCTTCTCTTCAATGAGTTTTAAGGCGGGGCCATACCGGCCCCGCATGAATCACCTCAGAAGCTGGTGATGTAGCAGAACGCGGCAGGCCGATAGATCGGCAGTGCCACGCGCACGGTGGCGCGGATCGCGACGTTGCCCTGGATGAAATACTTGTCGTGGCTGTCGGTCGCCTTGATTTCGATCCCCTGCCGTTCGGCCAGCTCGATGTGGTTGTTGAAGTCGCCGACCACGGGGCTGTTCTCCGGACAGGCGTCGCTCTCGGTGATGAGCAGGCCCCAGACCCTGCTCGGGCCGGGCTGATCGGGATTGCCGAGGATGTAGAGCCCGTCGTCGGTGCGCGCGGTACGGATCCCCTGCCAGTCGTTCGGATGGATGATCATCGCGTTCGGCATGGCACGGCCGGTGACACGGACCTTCTTCGCCGCCTCGTAGATCGTGTCGAACACGTCACCGCTGCGGGCGAAGGTCTGGACGTTGCTCGTGTTGATGATCCCCGACAGGTTCGGGGCGCTTCCGTCGCCGTTGATGATCTGGTAGTTGAGCCGCTGGCGCAGCATGAAGGGCAGGCGTCGGTTGATGTAGCTCTGGATCTGCGGTACGTCGGCGAGCTGCTCGTCGGTCACGGGCAGCCAGACGGCGATCTTGCGGACGTTGCTCGTGCGCTGCGTGAGCGCGAGCGCGGCTTCGCCGAAGTAGTTGGTGCTCGTGAGCCCCTCGTTCGCCTCGGCTGCGTTGTTCGTGAAGGTCGTCTCCTCCATGTACACCACTGCGTCGCCGCTGCAGCGGCCGGCGGGGACGATGTCGATCACCTGGATCGGGCGCGTTGCGTAGTCCACGAGACGGCCCGAGCGCACATTCTCCGGATCCCAGCCGGCGGCGCTCGTCATCAACGTCTTGAGATCGACGTCGAGGTTTACCGCCTTGTTGAGCATGATCTCGCCCTTCTCGTTGTACGCCCCGCTCTTGGTGAACTGCTCGCCGAGGGACAGCTTCTGCCCCTTCTCCTTTCCGTCCGGGAAAGGCAGCCCCTGGCGGACGCTCTCGGCGGCCTGCTTTTCGAACCGCTCGGCCTCCTCGGCAGCCTTGACGGTGGCGACGAGGGTGTCGACCTGCTTCGCGAGGTCGTTGATCTCGTCGTTCATCGCGCGGATCTTCTCGACCTTCTGTGCGCTGTCGCCCTCGAGGCTTGTGACCTTCGACATATCGAGGTCGCTGCCGGCCTCCTTGATGACCTTACCGAGCTTGTCGCGCTTGGCCTCGAGCTCGTTCCTTTTCTCTACAAGGTCCTGTTTTACTCCCATAGTTATTCCCCCTGGAATTGTTCGGATATATTCTTGAGCAGCAGATAGTCGCTCCGCTCGGCGTCCGCGCTCTTCTCCACCTCGTCCAGGAGCGTCATGACGCCCTTGAGACGGTCGCGCAGCTTGAGCATCGCATCCGTGCTCGCAGGAGAGGCGCTTTTCCCGGCTATCTCGCGCAGCTCTGCGATTTCCTGAAATCGCTTTACCAGGCCATCGACGTCAGCAAGAACGTCGGCGGCATGTTCTGCGAAGGTGCGGGACTTCGTCTCCTCCCCCTCTGTACTCTCCTCTTCCTCCTGCTTCCCGGTCTTCACCGAGAGCAGCCTCGTATTCTCACCGGCGCCCATGAGCACCGGAGATACCTCCGGAACGCGGATCTTCTTCAGTACACGGATCCGCCGGCCGTCGAGGTCGCGGAACTCGTAGTCAATCTCCGGCAGCGCGTAGCTGAACTCCTGCGTGTACCCCTTCTCGCTGATGTACTTGAACTTCCGGTACGTCTTCAGCGCGTCCGGATCCTCGAGATCGAACTCGCCGACAACGACCGCATCGTCGCCGCGCTCGAAGATCCGGCCGACTCCGATCGGCAGCGCCTTCGCGCCGTCGTTCCAGGAGCCGTGGTTGTACTGACTGATCAGCACCTTCTGCTCGCCGAACGCGCCGTTGACCGTGAGATCCCCGTCCTTGTCCACGACGTTCAGCGTCGCGAACACTGCCTCGAAGGTCCCCTCCCCGTTGACGTCCATCTTCAGCGCGTCGGGCTTGAAGCTCTTTCGGGGCGCCTTGGTAATATCCATCGTTTCGGTCATAGTTCTCTCTCCTCCCTACCTCTGCGGCACCTGTGCCGCCGGCGTTATCCGATCTGCCGCCTCCGCTCCATAGAGCGGGACGAGGCTCATCGTCCCGTTCGGATGCTCGGATGCGGCGATCCCCTCGGCCTCGGCAACCGATACGACCAGGCCGTCGCGCTCGATGCAGATGTCACAGCTCCGCTCTCCGAGCTGCCCGTCCACGATCTGCACGGCGACGGCCCCAGAGCCCTTCGCCGCGACGATCGAGGAGACGTTCTGCGCGTACTTCGTCTCGGTCCTCGCTATTACCCGCGCCCGAGTCTTTGCGTCCTTCCACGGTCCGGCCGGCACTCGGTCGCTGATCTCCCGCGCAAGCTTCTCGGCCGCGTACCCGTTCTCCCGCGCCTCGGCGAGTACCTGCAGCAGCTCGTCCTTTGCGTCGCCGGCCAGGTCCACGAGACCCATACGGGTACCGCCTGCGCGCACTATCTCCTGCTCCATCGGGTCGGTGACATTGATCGCCACGCCGAGCGCTGCATTGATCCCGTCGACCGTCGCCCGCGCCACCTGCAGGTAATAGGCGCCGTATGCGAGCACGGCCGCCTGGTCTATCTCTGCGGCGAGCTTGTCGATCACGAAGCCGACGAGAACCTCGTCGTCGAGCGTGCTGTCCTTGCGCTGCGGCTCTACCGCCGAGGCGAACCCGCGGCTCTCTGCCTCCTCGGCGTAGATCGCGGCCGCTCTCTGGCCGTACTCCTCGAGCCGGCCGCGGAGCTCAGAGGCGAAGGCGGCGCTTAGCCTCTCGGCGTCCCGCGCCATGCGGTCGACGAGTTGCTGCGCCGCTTCTTCGTTGCTCTTCAGTAGTGCCTTGAGCATCTTCTCGCCTCCCTCGCCGGTCTGCCCCTCCGTGACGGGAGACTGGCCGGCAGGGGAGAAGGTAGTGCCGACGCGCCGCAGGTACCCCTCCTGCGAGTCGTCCGGCTCAAGCCCCGCGAGCGCCTGCGCATCGGTGACCTTGAGCCAGCCGCCGGCGACGGCGAGATTGAGCCGCTTCCACCGCTCGTTCTCGTCCTCCTGCATGACGCGCACGCCGGAGTTGTCGAAGACGACCTCCACGCTGTCCGGATCCGGCTCGAAGTCCGCCAGGAGCTGGATCTGCAGCTCCTCGGCAACGAGCCTCTGGATCGGTACAACGGCCGACTCGAACGCCACGCGGCGCAGCGTCTGCATCGTCGCGTTCTGCGTCGCCTGCTCGAGTCCGGTGCCAAATCCGACGATCGCGGCGGGGATCCCGAGCAGGGCGGTCACCCGCTCCTCCGGAATATTGCGGATCGCCGAGAGGTTCAGTTTCTCAGGGCTGAAGCCGAACTCCTGGACCTTCGTCGGCCCGCTCATCACCATCGGCTCGCCGCGGTTGTCCCGCGTGTACTTCTCCCTGACGTACGCCTTCACCGCCTCCGCATCATCGGGCGCGATATCGTTCTCACCCTCCGGACTGATCAGCAGGCCCGGGACGCCGCCGTTGACGAGGATCGAGGCGCTGAAATTCGCCGCCTCCTCGTCGGTGAAGACCTCGCGCAGCGCCGGCCTGAGAGGGCTGAGGCCCTTGCGCGTATTGTCCGGATCGAGACCGTAGCGGAAGTGCACCACATCCTCCGGATCGAGCCGGATCTGCTTCCCCGCCGGCGTGTACAGGTAGTACTCGATGAACTCGCTCGCGCTCTCGCTCCTCGGGTCCATGAGCCAGTGCGGGACGTACCACAGCTCAACGGGCTTGAGCTGCCCGTTGCGGACGATTACCCAGTACGCGTTCCCGTCGATGATCATGCTCACGATCGTGGCGAACCAGAGCAGGAGCCCGGAGTAGAAGCGGTTCGGCCTGCGCACCAGGCGCAGCAGATCGTGCTGATGGACCATCTCCTCCTCAGCGTCTCGGATCGCGAGCCGCGCCTCGGTGAACTGCCGGGCGATCCAGAGTATCGGAGCCATCACGACGTTCGCCGTGAGCAGGTCCGTCTTCGCCGCGTAGTTCCGTCTCGTGTTTGGGAAGAGCAGCCAGCCGAGATTCCCGCGGCTGAATACCATCTGCGACAGCGATTTCAGATTCCGTATCATCTGGCCTATTTTCACAGGGGCCTCCAGCGTCTTGATTTCCTGTATGAGCCATAGATCATGGCATCGATAGTGTGATCGTCACCGTCGGCCGGCCTCGGAAGCACGTTGCCGTGTCGGTCTCGATCCCAGGACCAGGTGGACGCCTCGCGGATCAGATTCGTTGATCCTTCGATGAAATGGATCCGCTTCGACTTGAGCCAGTTCGCGGCGGCCCGCTTGTAGTCCGGCCCTTTAAGCGAAGGGACAACAGTGAACCCGAGCCGTTTGATCTCTTCGATGCTTTTCGGCTCTGCGCTGTCAGCGCGGATTATATCGCTCCTGCTGATCCCGAGGTCTCCCATGCGCTCGGCGATGTCCTGGTTTGTCAGGCCGGTTGAGTACAGATCCTCGCGAACATACAGCTCGTCGTTGTGCTCCCAGATCGCCACGAGCGCCGCCGGATCGTTAGCGTAGCCGAAGTCAAGACCATAGCCGAGAAACGGTACACCAGAGGGAACCTTGTTCACGATGTCCCAGCCGTCCAGGATCACTCCCTCTACCGTGGTGAACTCCCCGAGTGCCCACATGCGGTAGAGGTCCGGGTTCGTCTCCCGGTACCCCTCCAGGACCTCTCGGACTTCCGGAGGACAGAAGGCGTTCTGCCGGTAGGTGGTCCGCAGCACGGCGGTACTGCCGTCAACTACGACCTTGCCGATCGGAAGCTCCCGGCGCAAGAACCGGCGCTCAAGCCAGTGTTCGTGTCCCGGGATCTTCGGTATCGGGTTATGCGTCAGCCATATCTGATTCGGCCATGCTGCGGGAGTTGAGAGCCCGGCATCCGCGGTATCGAGATCCCGCTCATCGAACTCCGTCGCCTCTTCGAACCAGTAGTCAGTCACGCCCTCGATCGATTTCAGCTTCTCCGGATCGTCTGCCCCGATGCACAGGAACTCACTTCCTCCCGGTAGCAGCAGTGTCATCTCGGTCTTGTTCTGCCGGCACCGCCCCAGTCCGACCGCCTCATCAACAGCAGATTTCAGTCGCGGCCAGACCGAGAATCGCAGCGTGCGGCCGACTTTTCGCAAACAGACGACTTTCCGCCTCGGGTATTCCAGAGCCCGGCGCGTGAGTAGCTGCGATATTGCAACACTTTTCCCGCTACGCCGACCGCCTATGTTCTCGATGTACCGGGTCTCAAGGTCGTAGAGGGGAAGAAAGGTTTCATTGATCTTGATCGGAATCTTCGGCACTGACTGCCTCGTATCGGATCGGGCCGCCATCGCCGCCGGTGTGCTGTACGTTGAGGGTCTGCTTGTAGATTCCCTCCAACTCGGCGAGATATCGCTTCTGCTCACGCAGCTCCGTGTACAGCTTTCCGACTGCCTGGGTGAGTCCGACGAGCGGTGAGTCTTTCGGCCCGTCTTTCGGAGCATCGTCGATATCTCGCTCGGTGCGCTTGATCCGCCGCTCGATGCGGCGGATATCATCGCGCAGGTCCGCGATGCGGTCCTCAAGCTCCCTGGACAGCTCTCGATTGCCGATGCGCTGAGCGCGGCACCAAGCAAGACCCCGCTCAACAGTACGCTCGCCCATCTCGTACAGCTTCGCGATCTCCGGGATCGTCTTCCCGTCCTTGTGGTGGAAATAAAACTCGATGTATCTCTGCCTTGTCGTTGAAAGCACACTCTTTCCTGTCGCGCTCCCTCGCGTGTGGCGATCTGGCCATATCTGGCCCCGAGGGCGCAAAAAGCGCACCCTCCCAGTTGCCTGGGAATATACGGCATGTTCGATGCCGAAACAAGGCAGAATCCGGCATTTTTTTATATCACTCTCATATATCAGTCATAAAGAGCGTGCCGGATCCCGCTCGGTGTCATGCCGAAATTTCGCGCCAGCGACTCGTAGATCGCCGTCATATCCGGACTATGCCCGCCCTCCATGATCGCGCCGAAACGCCGGCGGATCTCTGCGTTCCGGTCCTCGAGATACGGCTGCCGCGGGATCCACACCCGCTGGCCGCCGAACCTCTGGCACATCTCGACGAAGCTCTCCCACTCCATCCTCTCCAGCAGCCAGGCATACAGCCCGGTCGTATCGATCGTTCTGATCTCCTTCTCGGTCATCTCCCCTCCCGGTAGATTACCAGCCTGCAGCGTCCTCCGCCTTTCTCTCCGGCGGCGCGCTCCAGATATTGAAATCGCTATCGTATACCCACAGCAACTGCCGGCACTCGCTGCACCACGCCTCGTCGCCGATGATACGAATCTTCGCCCCGCAGTCGGGGCAGCTATCCGCAGGTGTTTTCGCTCTCCCCGGATCCGGTGAGGCCCTGGTCCGCTCTCGATACCTCGCGAGATAGTCCCCGTACCCGTCCAGGTCGGCGAGCATGCGGCGCAGGAAGCCGGCGGGGTTCTTGATCTTCCGATCCGCGCGCAGCTCCTCCCCGACCCAGGCGATAAAGTCGGCTCCGAGTCCCCGTGCTTCGAGCCGTTCGGCTGCCGTCCTCGCCTCCCCTCCTTGCAGCTGCAGATTAAAGGCGGCAGCAGCAGCCACGACATCGCTCGGGTCGACATGCGCGGCCGACTGCGGAGAGTTATCCACAGGCTTAGATGTAGTTTCCTCTGCTTTGCTTTGCTTTACTTTACTTTGCTTTGCTTTGCTTTGTGTGTTTCTGCTGTCATTTATCGGGTTTATGTCTACATTTATCCCTTTTTCGTCTACATTAATTCGATTAATGTAGGTATTTTCAATTTCTTCGATGGTTATAATCTCCTGTTTCCGCCGTTCATACAGCGGTTTTAGGCTATTGAGGTGATCTTCAGATACGATCACTCTGTGAGTTATCCACAAGTCGTGATGTATCTTTCCGGTCTTTACCAGTAGATCTATCATCTCCATTCCGCGATCCTCATCTATGCCAATTTTTGAGAAAAAATACAGCCGATCAGCTTCCTCCTGAATGCAGAGATGATGGTTCGGCGTCAACGTCAGAAGGCGCATCAGGTTCGTGAAGAACCCGATACCCTCCAGGCCGTAACGCTGCTGCAGGATGAAGAGCGTCCGCCCGTCCTTCGCGTAGAACGGAAAATAATCAGCATCATATTTCGGTTGTCGTCCCATTATTCACATTTCTCCATGTATCAATCTGTCCGCCACCACAGCCCCCTCCACTCGCCCTCTACGATCTCCACGTCTACCGCCCCGAGCTTATCTTCGAGGTCCGCCCAGAAACGAAGCGTCTCTCCCTGGCCCATACCGCCAGGGACCTCGATCTGCGTCTCATTGTCGTCGGCCTCATCTGGCATCACGACGCGGCAGCGGACAGAGTAGAAGAGCGCGGTCACTTCTCACCCCGCTGTCGGATGGCTTCGGCGCAATCAAAGCACGCCTCTGCATAGTCGGCAAACTCTGGAATCTCTGATAACTTTTCACATTCTTTTGCACACGCTTCCCGCTCTGCCTCGACTACGGCGGTCATCTGGCTATATACTCGGTTGTATATCTTCGTCCTGTTTTCCGATGTCAGCCCGTATTTACACAGCTCATCGTGTACGGCTACCATGTGCTTTTCGATTCTCGGATTACCTTCCATTGGTTACCTCCTGCTAAAATGGAATGGTATTTAATTCTGTCGTCTCTACCGGCTTTATTGCCTTCGATACGCTCAGAGCCTTTAGCACATAGAAGGATTTTTCAGGATTTTCGCTTGCCAGTCGTTCAGCCTCTCTTTCTGCATCATGCCTATATTTATGTTGATATCTGGCATATCCAGACATAGGCTCCCATACCAGATAGAATTCATCTTCTATTTTCATCCCTCTACCTCCAGGTTTTGGATTGCGGTACATATTACCTCCGCTTCCCATTCTCTCCCGTCAAGGTGTTCGCTGTTTCGTATTTCAATTAATTCTCCAATAAGCTTTAGCTCATTTTTACACACCTCAATACACCGCTGCCTCATCCGCTCGGCGACTTGGCTAAGGTCGGCTTGGGTGTAGCAATCCGGCGGGACACCTCGAAATGTGCTTATTGGTTCATCCTTCTCCTCTGGATACCCGCGAAATGTACCATCACTCCATAAATAATAGACCTGTCCTTCCCCTGTGTATGTTTCGCCCTCTGGAACCCTGCGATACGTGCCGCTATCCATCTATTCACCCTCCTGATTTTTTTCCTCAACCTCAACGTCACGCAATCGGGCCTTTCCGAAGCACCGTCTGACAACAAAATCCACAGAGACCATTTTCTGCCGCATCTCTCCTGTCTCCGCATTTATCAAGTTTAATGCCATATAATCCATTTCCCCGACGCAGTAAGTAGCTCCCAGTTCGGTGCACCAAGGTTCTTTTATTTTCTTGCGTGTTGATATGGTTTCCATACTATCTCTATTTTTCATCACTGCCCTCCTGATATTTTGCGAGGATGCGGATCATGGCCGCTTCCTGCCTGGAACCCTATATTCTTGTCTATACTTCTCGTCCCACGCATCGAAGACGATTACCCTCCCCGAGATCCTCGCGGCGTAGTCGTTCAGCGCCTCAGCGATAGTGCTGCCAAGCCCGAACTCAGCTTTCAGAAGCGGCCCGTATTTCACCTCGGCGCCTTCGAACTGTACCTGGAACGCACCGCTCGGGCGTCTGGTTATTCTCAGAAATCTGTTGACCTTGGTTGCATAGTCGAAAATATTCATAGACCCTCCTCCCCGAACATCGCCTCGGTATAGCGCAGCGGATCGATCAGGATCTCGTAGTGCAGGTGATTCCCCGTCGAGAGCCCTGTGCTGCCGACCCGGCCGATCATCTGCCCTGCGGTGACCCGCTGGCCCTCGCGGACAAAGCTCGCCGAGAGGTGCGCGTAAAAGGTCGCCCAGCCGTCCTCCGATACGATCAGCACGCAGCCGCCGTAGACCTCATGGCCGCGATACCAGCCGTCGGGCGGCGGGAAGTGATCGACGACCACCCCGTCGTGCGTCGCCAGGACCAGGGTCCCGCGGCGGGCGGCGACATCGATCGCGAAGTGAAACCCCTCCCGACCTCCGAAGCCGTCCTCGCGGTATCCGAAATCGCTCGTGATATCGGAGCGCTCCATCCCCAGGATCGGCCATCGCCGCGGGCTCTCGGCGCCCGCGATGGACGCCGAAAACAGCAGAATCAGAACGATCGCTATAAACTGCTTACTTTTCACGTTGAACCCCCTCTCTTTTTTCGCCGGATTGCGCCCGTGCAGTACTGCACCGCGCCCGTCTCGACGGACAGCGCGTCATGTACTGATAGAGGGCGAAGCGCGCGAGAGAGCCAACATTCAGGAACCCTTTCTCGGCCGCATACTCCTCTATTTCCGTCTTCTCGGCTGCGCTTCGCAGCGAGAAGGTAACCTGTTTATTCTTATCAGCCATCGCTACACCGCCTCCCTGAGCCCGATCAGCTCATCCATCTTCCGATGACTGATCGGCCGGCAGACGCCGTAGAATATCGCACGGCCGACGCTCTCCTCGTAAACCGGGACGCCGTGAGCCGAGAGGCTCGTGAGGATGCAGTTCATCCGGTCCCGGCTCACGTTACAGGACTCTGCGAGCTCCCGTACGGTGAGCGGTTTCTCCGCGACGAGCAGCACGTCCCACACCCTGTGCCAGAGCGCCAGGTTGGCAGTCGCTACGTTATGGACCTCTCGTGTGTAGTTCTTCTTCATCGCTCACCTCCCCTCAGAACGGTATATCGTCTTCGAAGTTCTCCGGACCGGCGCTCGGCGCCGGCTCGTCCCATACCGCGTCCGCTGCGGTCTTGCGGTTGTACCCGCCCGACTGCTGGCCTCCGGATCCCTCGCCCTTCGCTCCCCCGAGCAGCTGCACGTTCAGAGCGTGGATCTCGACCTTGCTGCGGTTCTGCCCGTCGTCGGTCTGCCAGCGGTTCTGCCGCAGCTCGCCGGCAACGGCGACCTGCTTCCCCTTCGAGAGGTACTGATGGATCGCCTCTCCCTGCCGGCCCCAGAGCACGACATCGAAGAAATGCGCCTCCTCGGTCCACTCCTCGCCGTTCTTCCGGCTGCGGTTCACGGCGATCGAAAACTTACAGATCGCCGTCCCCCCCTGTGTGTACTTCAGCTCCGCCTCACGCGTGAGCCTCCCGACCAGAATTACCTGATTTATATCGTTAGCCATTGCGATTACTCTCCTTTAGTTTCCGAACCGGCAGCCGCAGCTATTGCAGCGGTAACCGTTGTATCCGCGCGTGTCATGCTCGGCGGTGACCGCCAGGTCCCGGCTCCCGCACTGCGGGCAGCTCTGCCGGTCATGATGCGGATTTCCGGTATGGATAGTGCGCTCGTTATCGGCGGCGCTATTTCCATTCATGAGAAGCCTCATACCGCCACCCCCTCGCGCGCCTCTACGAGCTCGTCCATCACGATCTGCTGCTCGATCATCTCCTGGATCTCGCGGCTGTGAGTGATCACGATCGTGTGCCGCCGGCCGCTCTCTGCGTGCGCCGCCTCGAGCATCCGGAAGTACCTCTCGCGCGCATCCGGGTCGAGCGCTCCGTCGGCCTCGTCGAAGAAGGCGGTTGTGAACCGCGTGCCGGTATTCTGTGCGCGGATGATCCCGAACGCGTCGTAGATAGCCTTCTTGATCCACACGCCCTCGCCTCCGCTGAGCGTCTTGAGCTCCTGCTCCGTCCCCGCCTCGGTGTCGTGGATGTAGACCTCGAACGTTTCCATCTGCTTCACGCGCGAGCCGGATCCTCCGATCCTGGTGGTGCGAAACTCGATCCGGAAGCGACTGTCGTACGCCGCGGCCAGGAGCCGATTCGCGACCTGCGCGATCGAGGGCGCCAAGGCGTCGAGCTCGAGCGCCTGGATCCCGTCCGGCCCACAGGCCCTCTGGAGGTACTGCCAATCGCTGACCGTCTGCCGATTCGCCTCGAGCCGGCCGCGGAGCTTTTCCGCCTCGGCCTTTTTCTCCCGCAGCCCTGCGAGCTGCCCCTCGAGCTCCTCGAGCCGTGCGGCGTAGGTTGCCTTCCGCTCCCGTTCGCCGGCGAGCTTACTCTGCATCCCCTCCAGCGCGATCCTCGCTCCGCGCTCTATTCTCTCGGCCTCCGGATCCGCTTTCGCTTTCCACTCGGACTGCTCCGTATCGAGTCGTTTGATCTCGGCCTCGATCGCAGAGACCCGTTCGGCTATTCCCTCGAGTTTCGCCTCGGCCATGTCGGCGCGTTGTAGGATCTCCCGCTCTGCCTCGATCTCGATCCACTCGAGTGCGGTCTCTATTTTCCGCAGCGGCGCCTCGTCCCACTCCGGGACCTCCGGCTTCTCCGGGTCTCCGATCGCGTTCATGGCGTCGGTGTTGGCACTGATAACTGCCTCGAGGCCCATGATTTTATCGGCCAGCTCCCGGGCGTGCCTCTGCAACTCTGCGAGCCTTCCCTCTTTCTCGGCCCGCTCGCCCAGGTACTGCTCTTTCCGCTCTGCCGGCCAGCTTTGCCCACAGGTCGGGCAGGTCTCGCTGATCGGCACCATGAGCTCTCCGGCGAGGCTGGTGATCATCGTTTCGGTTGCCGCTTCCTCCCGCTTGAGCTGGTTCACCTCGCTCTGGCTGCCAGCGATCCCCTCGCGGTACTTCTCCCGCTCGGCCTGCTTCTCGTCCTTCGCAGCGTGCCAGTCCGCGAGGATCCGCTTCTCCTCCTCGAGATGCTTCTGATACTGCTTCTGCAGCTCTGCCCGCTCGGCGGTGAGTTGCTCGTACTCTCCGATTGCCTGCCGGGCTGCCTCTCGCTTATCAAGCGCCGCCCGGTAACTCTCAGCGCTCCTCTCGAGCTCCCGCGCTTCTCCGCTGAGGCGTGCAAGCGAGGAGCCGATCTCGGAGACCTTGCGCTCCGTCTCCCGGGCCTTCTCGAGCCGCTTCCCTGCCGCCTCCAGGTCTCCCTGCAGTACGGACAGGCTATCGCTGCACTCGGCGATCACAGCGTCGATATCTTTCACCGCTGCGCGGCCTGTGGTGATACGTCCCTCGATCTCGGGGATCTCCTCGACCAGGCTCTCCAGCGCCTGACATCGTCCAGTATCCGTAGCGATCTCGCTCTCGAGCGCTTTCGCCTTCTCCTTCGCCGCGTCGGCGTACCCCTGCAGGTAGTCCAGACCGGCGAGCTCGCGGAAGAGCGCCTTCCGCTCTCCCTTCGTCGCGTCGGCCAGGTCGGGGTTCCCCTTCGTCGGCCGCTGGCTGATGAAGGCGCTGCGGAGGTACAGGGCGAGGGATCCGTAGAGCCCCTCGATCGCCTCGACATAAGGCTCCCGCCGGCCGTTGATATCCGCCAGAGGCTGCCAGCTCTCCCCGTCCAGGCCGTACTCCCAGCGATAGAGGTAGTAGTCGATGGATCCACTCTTGTTCTGCCCGTCGATCTGCATGAGCGCGCGGTAGCGTACACCGCCGCGTTCGTCGGTGAAGTACAGATCCCGGTATGAATCGCGCAGGCGGAAATGGTCCTGGAGCTTTCCCTCGCGGGTGAGCATCTGCGGCCAGGGGTGCATATTCTCTAACAGCGTCGTTTTTCCTTTTCCGTTCGATCCGATCATTGCGATGAGTCCGTGCTCGTAATCAGCGAAGTCGATCTCGATCGTATCGAGTCCGGTCCCGCGCCAGATCCCGACCGATCCCCGCAGAATCAGCCGGTCGATGCGGATATGCGAACCCTGCCCGGTTACGCCGGCGGCGCAGGCCTCCTCCTCGAGCACGTCCGCCCGATTGAGTACCGACTCGGCGATCTCTTCGCCCGAGCTCTCGGCCCAGATAGAGACCTTCTTCCGGAGGCTCGCCGCCTCCGCGATCTCCTCGGCGCGGACCGTCTCGGTCGGGAGTACGTTCAGGGTGACGCGGGAGCCCTCGAGGGCTCCAAGGGACAGGAGCCTCTCGAGGGAGGTGTCCTGATCGAACGCCGCCGCGGTATCCTGCGATACAGTCGCCTCGATCCATACCAGCTTCTCCGCGATATCGGCGGGTTCGGTGAACACGTCAGGCCCCTCGGGCCAGGTAGTTGTGAGCTTCACCCGCTGCGGGAACGGGAGATCGATGCGTGCAATCGTCGTCACATACATATTGCCCCCCCAGCCGCTATCCGGCCCTGCATTATTCTTCCGAATTTCGACGATATTCACGCCCGCCTGGTGCGTCTCTCCCCAGTTTTGCGGGAAGGCGCTACCGGCGTAGAAGATCCCCGGGCCGACTTCCTGCGGCTCGTGGATATGTCCGCAGGCCACATAGTCGGCCCCTACCGCCGCGAGGTCCTCGCGTGTGACGACGAGGCTCGTATTCGCCTCGCTCTGATATCCGGTCGCGGTGGTTGCGCCGGCGATCTCCCCGTGATACAGTAGGAGACAGGGCAGATCTGCGTGTTCTTTCCTCTTGGCTGCCAACCCGAGAAAGAGATTCCGCAGCGCCTGACGACCGCCGGCCTCGGCGGTCTCTTTATCTCCGGCCAGTCCCGCGATCCATTTCTTCGATGGCTCGGGAACACCGAAGATCAGAAGGCTGTCCTTGATGCCTGCAACCTCCGGCTCATCGAATACGGTCTGTGTTTTCGTTTTCTCGTTGAAAAAGTATCCCTTCCCCGGCCGAAGGATCGTGATCCCGTGCCTGCTATCTACCTGCTCGAAGATCTCAAGACTGCCAGCCGTGTCGTGGCTCGGCGTCCCGTAGATCATCACCACTGGGGCGATATTCGCCAGGAGCCGGATCCGCTCGACGAACGTCGAGAGCATCGCGCCGGCGGTATTCTGTACCGCTCCGTCCCAGGTATCGCCGGCGATCGCGATCAGGTCGACGTCCTGCTCTACGGCGATCTGCTCGATCGCATCGAGAGCCCGGAGGCTCTCCTCTCCACGCGAGGCGCGGAGATGTAAATCCGAAAGATGTAAAATCCTCACGCTGCACCTCCTTCCTCACCGGCGCTCTTGCGGCACTTGGTGAGCAGGTACTCGAGGTCGGCGTCACTGTACCCCTGCGGGTTCTCTACCGCCAGGCCGACCAGCTTCTGCCCCTTCTCCGAAAGCACGCTGCTGTTCAGGTATCCCTCGAGCGTCGCGATCATCTGGTCGCGCTCGCTGAGCTCCTCCTCGCCTCCGGCGTCGTCCCATACGTCGTCGCCGGCGGCCGGTTCGGCCGGAGATACGTCACGCGGCTCGCTCGCCGCCGGCCCCTCGATTTGCGCCGCGGCTCCTCCTCCGTACAGTGCGCCGGTAGTGGTGAACATGCTGTCGAGGGCTCGCTGGAGCACGAGTTCGTTCTTACTGTTCGCGATGATCCGCGAGAAGAGGAACGTGCGCGTCGCGGCCTCCGGTTCGTTCTTTCCGAACAGATCCCTGAGCCCAGTCGGCATTCCGATCGCCGAGATAATCGCCGCGGCCCTGGCGCCGGTATCGGCGCGCCGTCGTGCGACCTTCTTCAAGCCCAGCAGCAGGAGCTTCTTCGCCTTCTCGGTGCCGTACTTATTGTACTTGTCCTGCAGGATCGTCTCCTCGGCGCGGATCTCCGGATCGAACTCGTACTCGGTCGGAGCCCACTGCACCAGCTTCCCGTCCGGACCGACCTCCTGCGGGACCGCCCGGCCGATATACGAGCCGTCCTCGCGCCGCGTTCCCACGTCCACAGTGGCGAAGGAGATCCCGGCTGCATTACCGAACCGGTCGGTGGTCTCCTTCTTCGGATAGTAGACATTCCCCGAGAGTGGATGGAAGTCGCTTTTCTTTACCTCCACCACCTCGACGTGTACCTCCAGCAGCGGCGAGAGCTCCTCCAGGTGGGAGCGCTTCACGAAGTTCACTGCGTTCGGGTACTTCTCAATGACTTTCTTCGCTTGATCTCTGGTCATTAGACCCTCCTCGATAAAAGGACCGGAGGCGGCCGGCGTTGCACCGGCCGGTGTATTCCCCCGGTAATGGCTATGGTGGAGGGCCATGCAGGGAGCGATACACTCGCCTCCCGCTGGTCCTCTTCCGTTACTTCGTCTGGTCAGTCAGGACCAGGCCCTTCTCGGCGGCGACCTTACGCACTGCGTCGATAGCCTTCGCCAGCTCCTAAGTTCATACGGCATCTCTGGTTTGCCTGCTCTGGCATATTCTGCTCCTTTCACGGCTCTCTGCAGCCGCATATAAGTTTTCGTATCAAACATAATGCCCTCCGTTATACATTGATATACTAAGTATATCCCCGTACTACCGAAAAAGCAACTATTTTTTCGTATATCGTTGTTGTACGCGGTAAAACCGTGTATAATAACGATATGAAAGGTATACAGAAAGGATTTAAAGCCGAGCCTGCGCTCGCGGAAATGCTTGATAAAATCGCCGACCGGGAGCATATCAATCTCTCCTCGGTCGTGAAGCGCGCCTGCTGGATCTACGCCGAGGAGAACTATCCGGAGCTCGCCGAGGAAGCGAAGAGGAAGCTGTCCGCCTCCGGATCATAGCTCGCCCCCGAACCTGTCCCGCATCGCCTTCCATACCGCCTCGAGCTCCTCGAGGTTCATCTCATCGATCTTCTTATCTACCGTCCGCCGGACGATCGCATTCCAGATCCGCTCCTTGACCGCGTGATTCCCGTGCCGCGTCCCGTTGAGTACGTGCCGGCGCAGGTACCGGATATTCCGCCGGAGCGCCGTCTCGAGCTCTGAGGGCGTGAAGTCCCGCTGGCCATCGGCCGGCGGGAGATCCGCAGCGCCGTGTACTCCGCTGCGCAGCGGATTGATCCAGGGCCGCGCCTCTCCGGTCCTCTCCTCCTCTATCTCCTCTCTCTCGCCCCGCGCCTCGCGCTCCCGGATCGCCAGCTCCTGCTCGTCCTCTATCGCGCGGATCGCCTCCAGAAATCGCCGGTCCGCCGGCCCGTACACGTACCCGGCCTTCTTCCCCGGCGCGAGTCGATTCGCCCGTGCGAAACACTGCTCGAGCCAGGGGATGGAGCGGATATGCGTCAGACAGGCGATGTGCGAGATCTGCGGAACGGAGAGGCCCTCGTAGGCCATAGCGACTGTAACAAGGATCGGATACACACCTCGGCGGTACGCCGCGATCGTCTCCCGGGCCGCCTTCGTGTCCTCGCTCGTTGCGATCTGGACGTCAAGCCCGATCTGCGCGCTGAGCACTCGGCGGTACTGCCGCGCGAGCTTGATCGAGGGAGCAACGATGAGCATCTGTGCGAGCGGATTCCTCTGCGTCTCCCGCTCGTAGTCGCGCCAGCACATCCACAGCAGCTCGAGCGCGTACTCGGTCCGCAGCGCCGTGAAGAGCGCTTGCGGCGAGTAGTCGCCGGCCGCCTCGAGGCTCTCTACGCTCCCGCGGCTCCCGTCCTCGTTCTCCCACTCCGCCGATCCGTCAAGAGTATGGAAATGAACAGGAGCAACCGCGCCGTCGCGCAGCGCGTCGCTCCTGCCATAGCGAATAGCCTCCAGATCCGGAGCCGAGCCGATAAACGCAATCGCCCGGCCGTCTCCCCTCGCGAGCGTTCCGGAGGCGAAGACTACCAACCCCGCAGCCTCAACGAGCGGCGCGAGCGCGTCCTCCCAGCTGCTCTCCACGCTGACATGATGCGGCTCGTCGAGAAAGAGAATGTATCGATGGCGCCGGAGCTCGGCCGCGTGTATCCCCGGGTTCTGCCCGATCGCCTGGTATGTCGTGATGTATCCGCCGTTCCCTCGTGCCGGATCCGCCTCGTTCCCGTTGACTGCCCGGAGCCGATGAACGACATTCCAGCGCGGATCCGTGAACTCACCCTCGCCCTGGTATTTGAGGCTGTTCCGCGGCACGACCCACAGCAGGCGCTCGGCAATCTCCGGGATCAGGTACTCGGCGAGGATCACCGGAAGGGCGGACTTTCCGCCTCCCGGCGTTACCGCCGCGACGATCGAGCGGATCCGCTCTCCTGCGAGGATCCTCTCGCAGATACCGACCATCTCGGCCTGGTGCTTTCTTAGCTGCACTGCTCCACCTTCTCCTCGAGCTCAGCCACGCGCTCCTCGAGCTCCCGATAACTCTTCGCCAGATTCCAGACCGTCTGCTCGGTCAGATGGGCGATCGGGCTCTCCCGCTTAGTCGCTCCGAGCAACACCGACCGGACGTAATCGTTCCGGATCCCGCCGGCCTCCTCCCTGATGAGTGCTGCGTTCATATCACCTCCCCGCCGAGCTTAATAAGTACTTTCAGCAGGTAACGGTAGCTTCCCTCTGTAGACGGCAACAGCTTTATGATCGTGTCATGATCGTCCTTGATGATTGAGAACTGGTCAACTTCCGACTCACCGAGCTCTTCGAGAATCTGGTTGATCGGCCGTTTCTTAATGGATTCTCTACTCGTGGTGGTATCGACCTCATTTTTCTCGTACGTCTTGCGGATCGGTCTATAGTTCGGATCCACGACGCCCTGACAGTACTCTTCGATCCGCTCGGGCATCCATCGCTTCCCGAGCAGATAGGCGCACATCTGCAGCCAGTACTTCTTCTCGAATTTCGCAACGATGTAGGCGATATCGAAGCTCATGGAGTCGATGAGACGGGTCGGGAGCATGCCGGTTGAAAACAGATGCTTCCGTACCTCGTAGAGTCGCAGCCTCTTCTCAATCCATCCGGCATCCTTCCCGAGTATCTGCGCGAGCCTGGTGCGGGGAACTTTCAGCATCTCATGAAGATCATGTACACTCTCCGCCTCTTCGATCTTTGACAGATTTTTCCGCTGCATATTTTCCGTGAGTTGTATCACCTTCGGGTTGTCGAAGTTCTCGATCATTGCCGGGATTTCGGTCCATCCAAGGCTCTTACAGGCGTTGTAGCGGCGATGACCAGCGACCAAATGGTATCCGCCGTTGACCTTGCTCACAATGATCGGCTGCAGGAGCCCGTGTTCTTTGATTGAGGAGGCGAGGTCCTCGATCTCAACATTGTCGTTTCTGATATTCGCGACTTTCTTGATTTTAGCGATCGGTATTTTCTCCATTTCCCCTCCCCTTTTTCGACAGTGCAGCTTGCGCCTGGCTGTGTATATCCCGGTCCCAGGCGCGCAGGCCCTGAGGCCCCGTTGTGCGTCCGGCGAGCCGGCGCAGCCGGCGGATATCCTGCCGATCGTGAAAGCCGCACGCCAGGCACCAGAAGCGCCCCTCGCCGTTGGTAACCATCTCCCGCCGGCACTCCGGGCAGCGCCGAAGCGTCGGGAACGTCGTCGGCATCCGCAGATACTGCTGCGTCGCGACCTCGTCTCTGGACATCATCGTCGGTATATTCATCTCACCCTCCTCGGCCCGACCGGGATTGAACCGGCGACCTCATCGCTATGCACGCCCGTAGTGATGGACTCGCTGATGATGCTCTACCTCTGAGCTACGGACCGTAATTTTCAGGATTTAGCTTCAGCCAGATTTTCAATAACCGTGATCTTGCCGTCTCGCTCCGGTCTGAGATGAACGCACTTCCCATTCGGAAGCTCTACGCTCAGCCGCCCCCATCGCTTCAGCCATAGAGTATTCAGACGTCGAAAAGTGCCGTGGTCGTCATGGTAGACCGTTCCCCCGCTGGTCACTTTCAGGCTATACCCGCGGGCCTTCACTGTACGATTTGGAAAATAATAACGCTTCACTAAATCCCCCTCGTAATAATTGCCGGGCCGATAATTCCCGGCTGGTCGGATGCCACCTGAGTCCCCGGTGGCCCGGTATCCGGTCATTCGGCCGGCACACCTTAAAAGGGTTTTGGCACCGGCAGGATTCGAACCTGCATGAAAAATATCCTCAAGCTCATCGGTCAGCCGGATAGATTTCTTATAACTGACTAAGCTATCTTTAGTGTCTACCAGTTGCGCCACGGTGCCATAATGCCGGGTCGCTGGACGTTCTCAGTTAAATTGAGCGACCCGGCGTATCAATTATGAATGCCAGTTCTTAAACAATGGCCTCGCCGGTCACACGGTCCGAATCCGTGCGCCCCTCCGGGCTGATCCGATATAATATCGAACGACCTGTCACCGCTGGCATCCTCGGTGACTATCGCCGCATGTGCGACGACGATCCAACTCCGCAATTCTCTCCTCCTTTCAAGAAAGAATTATGGCGGCAGCGAAGGCTCGAACTCCGCTTCAGGTGGTAGGAGGTGCAGGAACCACCGCCCCGACGCCCGAAGGCCCTGGGACCGCCTTGTTTATAACTCATTCACCTCGCCGGCGACCTTCTTTAGATCCGACGAGTGGCAGAGCACCCAGAATCCCGGGCGACTCTTCTCGGCCAGGATCACGACCGGGATCTTCTTCTCCCGTCTCGCCTTCCTCGCCGTGTCGTCCCACAGCGTGATCGCTGAGTGCTTCTGCCTCCACTTACTCTCGATATAGAGCGTCGGGTGTAGCGAATCCGAGCGGGTCGCTTTACTGTTTCCGCCCGAGAGGCTATTCCTTACCGTGCCGAAAAACGCAGCCACACGCCGCTCTACCGCCTTCCATGTCTTGTCGCTCATACCGCCATCTCCTCGGGCTCGAGCGTCAGGTGCGCCTCCATGAAGTACCGGTGCATCACATTCTCGCTGCGCGTACACCACTCCAGGTTGTCCACGCGGTTGTTGAAGTGATCCAGGTCCAGGTGATTGACTTCCGGCTTGCCCTCCGGATTCGGTAGGAAGTGCAGCGCAACGAGGCGCTGCAGGTCGATCTTCACGCGACGCCCGTTGCGACACAGCCCGACGCAGTGGTAGACGCCCATGTTGTTTCCGCGCTTCCAGGGCTTGAGGATCCGCCCGCTGCGGTTCCGCACCCGCCCCTGGTCGCTCACGTAGTACGGGTACGAGATCCCGCCGAGCTCTACCGGCATCCAGCGCTCCGTCATACCGCCCTCCCCTTGACCGTCTCGACGTACTCGTCGACGATCTCTTGGAGGTACTCCGGGAGCCGCCCGCGCTCTGCGTCCGCGATAAGCATGTGCAGCACGCCGGCGCGGATCTCCGCGTCGCCTCCGTAGAGCAGGCCCTCGACATACTCGATCCGCTGCGGCCTCGTTATCCGCGCCCAGGGCTCGATCTGCTCGCGCGTCCAGCGCGGCTTACGTCGCTGCGCCGTGTCCTCCCAGTGGGTGTAGTACCCGCACAGCGGCTGGAGGTGATTGACCTTCCGTGCCGAGTCGTAGGTGATCCCCTTGTACGCGCAGGCGGCTCTCAGATCATAGAGCGCCGGCTGCGTTGCCTCCCGGGTGTTTTTTTCGACGGTCGCGAGCGCCCCGTCGAGCGCGTCCATGACTCGCTGGAAAGCGACCTCTATCTCGGTTCTCTGCATACTCCCTCCTCCTGGCTGCCAACCACTTATAGATGCTTCTTGACGTAGACCTCGCAGTCCCCGTAGAGCCGCTCAACCTCCCGCCGGCTGAAGGCGGCCACCGTGTCGATCCAGCGCCTGCTGCGCTCGAAAACGTCGTACTCAAAAACCTTCGGCCGCCGGATCAGGCAGATCACGAAGACGACGTACGCGATGTACAGGATCAGAATCCCCGCTGTCAGAATGATGTTTTCCATAGCTTCCTCCTCCGTAGATATCTCGATACTCCGCCAGTAGAGCCCGGGTCTCCTCGTCGGTTCGCCCCGGGTGTCGTCTGACTGCCGCGTTCAGACGACGGAGGCGGTTAAGCTGCAGGAGGACCGGACTCGGGGAAATCACGCGCGAGTTTTTCGAGAATGGCCTGGCGGAAGAAGTGGGTTTTCTTGAGTCCGACGCTTGCGAGAGTTTCATCGATTCGGCTCCACTCCTCATCGGTGAACTTCGGGGCAACCGTGTGTGATCTCTTGATACTTATGGTTTCCTTTATACTACAAATAGTTTTCTGCATGGTTTCCATTATAGCACTATATGTAGCCTTGTCAACAAAAAATTATCACAAAATATTGATTTCCGGCAACTATAGGTTTACACTTAATAATACTGGGAAGGGGAGTGAGATGGAGAGTGGATATACACGGGAGATTAAAGCGGATCAGAGAGTACCGCGGCCTTTCCCAGGCCGACGTTGCGCGACTGCTCGGCGTCTCTAAGCAAGCGTGGGGCCGGAAGGAGCGCGGCGAAATAGACGGCTTCGGCCCTGCCGACTTCGAGCTCCTGCTCCGCGAGACGGAGATTGACGCACGCTGGCTTTTCGGCCAGATGGAAGACGCGCCGATCGAGAAGGCGGATCTACGGACCGCCGCGCCGCAGAGTAACTACACCGACCTTGTAAATCAGATATCAGAGCTGAAAAGGATGTACACCCCGACGGACGACGATCCGCTCGTCGAGAAGGTTCGCGTCTCGGCGCCTCTGCGGGAGATCGTCGATCAGATCAAGAATCTCGAAGGCGGGAAGCTCGCGGAGATTAAGGCGATGCTCTTCGCCTATCTCTACTCCGCTGACAAAAAAGGGGAAGAGCGGAAGGCTGGCTCAGCATAGTACATCCTGTATCGATGTATCGGGAGGAGATACTAAAAACTTGAACGATACTATAGAAAATAGAGTTTTGAGATTTCCTACTCATTGCAGCAATTATAAAAACTAAGAGGAGATAAAAGTATGAAAAAATTGGTAACGCTACTCGCCGCCGCAGCCGTTCTGATCGGCTGCTTAACGGCCACGACCCCGCTGCAGGAGGATCCGGAGATTGTCCGGATCGTAGAGGCAGACAGGACGAAGGACGAGCTCTACCGGCTCTCGAACGAGTGGATGGTCGAAGTGTTCACCGCCGCCGACGAGGTGATCGAGTACAGCGATAAAGCGGAAGGCGTCCTGATGGGAAAGGGTTTTGTCGAGAAATTCATCAACCTTGGCACCTGGCACGTCTGGTACACTATCAAGATCGAGGCGAAAGAGGGAAAGGCGCGGATCTCGATCTACGACTTTCGGCTCACCGTCATCGCAGCCGGCGAATCGTCGGATGTCGGGAAGATCGCATACCAGGAGCAGTGGGACCAGGTCTCGCAGGAGATGAATGCGATCGCGGCGGACTACGAGAAGTATATTGCAGCTGCGGCGGACTCCGCCTGGTAGCAGCTACTCCGCGCGCACCCCGCACAGAAGAGAATCCACAAGAGGAATAATCCGTTCGCGGAGGACCTCGACGCGCCGGCGCTTGTATCTCGCCTGCACGCGCGTGAGCCGCTTCTCCCCCGCTCCGTGGGAGTGACCCATGTACTCGCGCACGTGCACCGGATCGGCGCCGGCGTCGATGAGGTGCGTCTCCAGCGAGACCTTCAGCGAGTACGGCGTCCGATCGTATCCGTCCGGATCTGTGCGCGGCAGAGCGAGCGCGCGGGTCATATTCGCGTACCGCGTCCGGAAGAGCGTGTACCCGATCGGCTCCCCGCTGTCGTAGCAGAACACGCGATCGGCCGGAGCGATGCGGATCGATCGATCTGCATGATCGCCAAGCTCGCTGACGAGCGTCTGAGGCAGCGGGGCCATCCGCCCGCTCTGCGTCTTCGTTCTCTGGTAGGTCACCGTCGCCGCGCCGAGCTCGATATCGGCCCAGCGCAGCTCGAGAATCGCCGCCATCCGCTCGCCGGTGAGAAAATGGAACAGTCCCATTAGATGCGCCGTCTCCGGACCGACCCGCCCGTGCGGGCTCGTGTGCTTCGGATTCCGCGAGCGCCAGCACTCCGGAGCCTCGGAGACGAACATCCGATAGAGCTCGGCGTGAGTGAAGTACCCGCGCTCGGTCTCGGCCGCCTCGATCAGCCCGATCCCGAGAGCCGGATTGCGGTCCAGCCTCCCCTGCCGCGTCTCCTCTCCGAGCGCCGTCTTGAGCGCGCCGATCGTCTTGTTGATCACCGAGAGCTTCACCCCGTCGGAGCGCAGCCGCCGCTTCCACTCCTCCAGATCCCCCGGCGTGAGGTCGGCGTACCGGATCCGAGCGATCGGGTCGGCGAGGATATAGTCATCGACCCGCTGCCGCTGCCAGGCGGCCCACCGCCAGGAGAAGCTCCGCCCGTCTGTGAGCAGCCGCTGTATGTGCGGGCAGCGGTTGTAGTCGTAGTACGGTTCGACGATATCCCCGAGCGTCGGATCCCGCTCTGCGCGGACGCTCTGGCGGTACTGCTCGCGCAGCTCACCGGCTCGGCGCATACAGAAGCGCAGGATTTCCTCCTCGCTCCGCTGCGTCGGCTTATCGCCGCGGCCGAAGCGGACCGGGATCCCGCTGGACCTGCGCCGCTCGCACCAGGCGGTCGGCAGGCCCGCCTCCTCGTTGATCGAGTACTCCCAAACGTACCCCGTCCGGGTTTTCCTCGGGTGATAGGTATACTGTTTTCTGCTCCCCATAGCGCCCTCATTATGTCGTGCGGCCTGCAAAATGTACACACGGCGTACACACGGCCAATAAAAAAAGCGCCATTAAAAAATGGCGCTCTCGTAAAACTTTATAAAACAACAGTTTATAGTGGGCGGCGCGGGATTCGAACCTGCGGCCTCATGCGTGTCGAGCATGCGCTCTAACCAACTGAGCTAGCCGCCCAAAATGATGGTCCTCTATTTGAGGCTCATCATGATTCGCTCGAGGACTTTGGCCCGATCGAGCGGCTTTACTATATAGTTTTTTGC